TTCGTTAGGAGACTTACAATGGCTGTATTTCCGAATAATATTTTGCAACAAGTGCAAACATATCAGCGCTCATCTTTAGCGTTGTTATTAAACCTTTGCTGTCACATTTCTACAGCAAACACAAAGTTTAAAGACTTTGATAAAATTCAAGCTAACCTTGGATCAACGGTTACATTCGATTTACCACCACGCTTTACAACTACTGCAGGATTAGTTGCATCATTTGAACCTGCTGTACAACGTGTATTGCAATTAGTAGCAGATCAATCAAACAACACTAGTTTTGCTGTATCAGCACAACAACGTATCTTCAACTTAGAAAAAGGCGAAGAAGATTACATGCGTGTGTTTGGTAAATCTGCTATTGCAGAATTAGCAAACTTAGTTGAACAAAACATTGCATTAAACTGGGCATCTGGCGTTGTTAGTCAATTAGATGGGACAACCAATACATTTTCAGGGCCATTCCGCTTCTTTGGTGATGGATCAACTGCAATTACTTCATATCAACAATTAGCGCAAGCGAATATGTTCTTCAAGAACTTTGGTGCTGTTGCTGAAGGGATGAAAGTTTATTTGCCAGACACAGTAATTCCAGCGATCGTTGGTAATGGATTAAACCAATTTGTTCCAGAGCGAAATGATGAAATTGCGATGTCATGGCAGGTAGGCAGTTTTGGTACACCTCGTATTGAGTATTATCAATCTAACTTAATGCCTATTCACGTTTCTGGTAACACAGGCGTTAATGCGCAAACCTTAACTGTCATCAGTACAAATGATCCAACAGGCCAAAACGTAACGCAGATTACATGCTCTGGTGCAAGCACAAGTGATGCGAATGCTGTATTTGCTGGTGATATGTTCCAGTTTAAAGATGGTGTATCTGGTCAGCCAAACATGCGTTACTTGACTTTTATCGGCCATGCGCAATCTGCAAATCCTGTGCAATTCCGTGCAACTGCAGCGGCTGCATCAAATGCGTCTGGTAACGTCACGATTAGTATTACCCCTGGATTAAACTGGGCAGGTGGTGCGAATCAAAACCTAAATAATGCCATTGTTGCGGGTATGCAGTTACTCACTTTCCCATCACATCGTTGCGGCGGTATTTTAGGTGGTGAAGCGCTCTTTATGGCAATGCCTCAATTACCTGAACAAAGTCCATATGATACAGCAAACGAATATGATCCCGATACTGGCGCTGCATTGCGTTTGACATATGGTTCGTTATTCGGTCAAAACCAGACTGGTATGATTTACGATGAAGTGCATGGTTCAGTGATCGTTCCTGAATATAGCATGCGTTTCTTAGTACCATTGTCACAAGGCTAATAAAGGGAAGGGGTGCATCCTTAATTAATGTACCCCACTACTTCAGGATTAAGAGGATATTAATTATGGCAGTCCCACAAGTTCAGAATAACCCAATTTATTCATTGCCAAGACTTTATATTCAAGGCTTGAAACTATCTGTTTATTCAACAACAATTTTAGCTGTTGCGCCTGGTGCTGCAAGAGACGCTAATAATGTTATCGATATTATGGTTGGTTTTCCTAATTTACAGGGAAGCGTTGTTCCAGCACCTCAGTTCCAAAACTTTAGTCCAGCAATCTTAATTAATTCCGCAGTAAATGGCGTGAATGGCTTAGATACTGGAACGATTGCTGCAAGTACACAATATGCAGTTTATTTGATCGCAGATTCGCGTGGATATAATAACGTTGGTGCTGTTTTAAGTTTAACTAGTAATGCATATCCAATACTTCCATCTGGTTATGATTCTTATCGGTTGATTGGATTTATTGAAACAGATGGTTCTAGTCATTTTGTTTATGCAACGCATAAGCCTCAAAATATGGATGGTGCATTGCCTTATTATTTGGCAGCATCTTCTGTATTGTCTGGCGGTAATGCCACCACATTTACTGCAATTGATATGTCTACTCCAATTCCAACTACTACGCTTCCAAACGTGATTGTTTCCTTACAGGTTACATTTACACCTGCAGCTGTTGGTGATGTTGTGCAATTTCGACCAACTGGCTCGAGTGCGACTAGTAATTTGGTAACGATTGTAGGCGTTGCAGCTGGTATTGCTCAAACCCAATATGTGCAAGTGATTGCAGGTGTTGGATCTAGCAAGCCAGAAATTGATTATCTTGTGACATCTTCAAGTGATTCAGTGAACGTATCAGTTGTTGCATGGACAGGTGTGTCAAATACTGCATATCCAGCTCTTGTCTAATGATACAAGGAGCGTGTTATGACTTATCTTGCACAGACATTAGTAACACGTTCATGGTATCTTTCAGGAATAATCGCCCGTAATCTTCAAGTTCCAACGGGCGATCAAATCACTGATGGATTAATGCTGTTAAATTCATTGCTTGATTTTAAGCAGGTGGAAACAGATTTAATTCCTTATTGGACATACATTGAATTACCTTTAGTCGGTGGCCAAGAATATTATTTTCTTCCTAATGTATGCGCAATAGAAAGTGCAACATTTAATATTGATGTTGTGCGTTATCCAATGGATTCAACCAATCGAAGAACCTATTTCGGATCGTCTCGCGTTGATAATATTCAAACGCTCCCTTTTAATTGGAATTTTAATCGTGGTGAAGGTGGCGGAACTTTATCTCTTTACTTCTTACCACAATCAAATTATCCATTAAAGTTAATGGTGAAATTGTTTTTAAATGATGTTCAACTTACTACAGATTTAAGTAATTTCGCATCGAATTTATCAACTGGTCAAGTAACAAAATATACGGTAACGACTCCTGGATCTGGATATACAACCATTCCTTCGGTCACGATTACAGGTGGTAATGGAAGCGGTGCGCAAGCGAACGCGGTTATCACCAATGGACAAGTCACAGCAGTTAATGTCGTAAGTGCAGGCTCTGGATATACAACAACACCGACTGTAACTATATCTGGCGGTGGCGGAAGTGGGGCAGTTGCGACGGCTAGCACAACTGCTTATAACTTCATTCAGACCCAAAATGCGGGCTATGATAGCTCTTATATTGAATATTTGCGCTATGCATTAGCTCAGTACATGTGCTCCGAATATGGCATTAATTTCAATCCAGAGTCTGCAAAATTACTACAAAAACTTCAAAGAGAATTGATGTATGTAAGCGCGCCTGATTTGAGACGCACAGGAATAAGTATATTGAGCGAGGTAACAGGAATAAATTGGGGAGATGTATCGATCGGGAGGGGTTGGCGACCAGAGTGATGGTGACGCCCATATTATTATGGTATATGATTTATTTTTATTAAATAAAATAGGTTATATATGAAAAAATATAAAGAATGTAAAAAGCATGGACTCTTGAATGAAGATCAAATAGCAGAAGAAAAAATCAATTGGGGAATTGGAATATATTTTAGATGTAAAATATGTAAGCAAGAAAAAGATTATAAATGGAACCATGAGAATATGGCTCATAAAATAGCCTATTCTAAAGAATGGAAATTGAAGAATAAAACAAAAGTTAATGAATGGAATAAACAAGATAGACTGAAAAATCCAGAAAAATATAAAGAATGGTCTAGAAGAGGAAGAGAACGATTAGGTTTAATAAGATCATTAAAAGATGTTACGCGAATTAGAGGAATTACATTAGAGCAATATTATGCCATGGTAGGAAGACAAGAAAATTTATGTGCTATTTGTGGCTATCAAGAGACACGAAAAAATAAAAATGGCGATGTAGCTAGATTATGTATAGATCATTGTCATAGGACAGGAAATGTCAGAGAATTATTGTGTCATTCTTGCAATACTGGTATAGGAAAATTTATGGATGACATTAACTTACTTAAGGCAGCAATAGCTTATTTAGAAAAACATACATATGTAGAATAATTATTGACTTTATTTGTATTATATATACAATATATTTGTATTACAAATAAAAGGTATATTATATGAATGAAATTAAAACTGAAGTTATTCAAGTCAGAATGAAAGAACATACTTTAGAGCAATTAGATAGATTAAAAACAGTTGTTAAATCATCTAGTCGATCAGATGCAGTAAGAAGATCTTTAGATATAAGTGATGTATTTATTGATACCATCATAAAGGGTGGAAAAGTTATTATAGAAGATAAGAAAGGAAAACAACAACAAATACTAATAACAGGGTTAAATCGATGAACGATTCCCTTGAAGAAGCAAAAACTTTTATAAGAAAAGATATAACACAAAAAGACTTATTAATATTCGCAAAATGGATTTTATTTACAATCGCAATTTTGTTTGTTTTAGGTTGTTTAAGTGAGATAATTTATCCAGGCAATATGGTATTTGAAGTATGTAAAACCACATTACCATCATTTGCTACATTGATTATAGGATATTATTTCGGTAAGTCGTAAAGGAAAAAGCAACCAAGGATGGTTTATGATAGCAAGAGGCCAGAATTTTAAGCAATTCGCGCTCAATATTGTGGGATCAAGTAAATTTGGCCGCTATCCTAAGATCAATATTGAAAAAACATATAATATGTTTGAATCAGATCATTTTCTGGTTCCTTATGCTGGATATAAGATTGCGATTAATGCTTCTTCTTTTAAAGGAGGAGACCAAGGCCGTGGAATCTATGCAAGTGTAAAATTAGGTAAAATAGTTGTTGTGATTGATAGCACCGTTTATTTGGTAACGCTTCAAGTCGATCCTTTTACGCAAAATTCAGAATTTCAGCAAGTCATACCGATTGGAACACTACAAACATCGAGTGGTGTTGTTTATATTACTGAAAACAATAAACCACAGATTTTGATTTCAGATAATACAGCACTTTATATTTATGATCCGACTCTATCACCTACATTCCAGTTGATTAGCACGCCAGAATTTATTCCTGGTTATGTTACATTTCATGATACTTATTTTATATGTGCTGCAAAATCAGATAGTTTTTATACGCCATCGGCTACTAATACATGGCGACTATCTGGCCAAAATGATGGAACCACATGGCCTAATGTCGCACAA